CACAGAAGAAATAGAGGACTGTATAGGAGCTTGCAAGGCTGATTTGCGGAACGACGGCGTAAAAGCGATTGACGAGACAGACAAGCTGATTATCAGAGCTATTACGCTGTACTGCAAGGCTGAATTTGGCTATAACAACAATGCGGAAAAATTCAGAAAATCATACGATACGCTTAAGATGCGCTTAGCAATGTCTGGGGAGTACAATACAGCGCCGCAAGTGTCCGAAACGGACACCGACAGCGGGGAAAGCGAGGCGTAAAGTGGCAAACTGGGTGGACGAATTAACGCTTGTGAAAGAGACAGAGGCAGAGAGCGGGGTAAACAAAAACGGCTTTCCAGAAACACCAGAAGAAAGCAGGCGTACTGTTTTCGCTAACAAGAAATCAGTAGGCTACAGCGAGTATTTTAAGAGCCAGCAGACGGGCAAAGTGGCAGAGGCAAAGTATGACGTACATAAGGCAGATTACGAGGGCGAGGACACCGTAGAAGATGCGGACGGGAAACGCTTTTTTGTGCTTAAGACGTATGACATAGACGACGATACCATAGAGCTTACCTTAACCGATTTGCGCCACAAGGAAACGAGGGTGTAGATATGGGAGAGTTTACGACAGTTGGCTTAGAAGAGGTTATAGAGGCATTTAGCAGGAGAGAGCAGGCGACAGTTGAGGCAGTACCCAAAATGCTAAAGGCAGGCGCAGACGTACTGATAGAGGCGCAGAAAGCAGAGGCAAAGGCTATGGGGATTGAGGAAACGGCGGGCTTTATCAATTCAATTAAAGCCACTGCCATAAAGGGAAATGATACGGAGAGATACGTAGAAGTTTACCCGCAGGGCAGGGCAAAGCACGGGAACGACAGAAAAGGCGACAGTAGTAACGTGCGCTACGCTACTATCGGCTTTGTAGCAGAGTACGGGACGAGCAGCCAAGCTGCACGCCCGTATATGACTACAGCAAATGCAAAGGCGCAGGATAAAGTAGTAGCAGCACAGCTGGAAGAATGGGAGAAAGCGACGAATGGATAGCTTAAAAGAGGTATTGGAAAGCGCAGGGCTGCCAGCTGAAAGAGGCGTATACACGGGCAAGAAAAAGCCACCAGCATATTATACCTTTTTGCGGCTGACGAAAAACGCAGCGGTAAACGCAGATGATACGGCAGATGGCAGCAAAGAGCTATACAGAGTTACGCTTTTTCACAAGGGCGACTTTGAGGCGCAGTTAGAAAAGACGTTAGAAGTGCTTACGGCAGCAGGCGCTTACATTAACGGCGTAGACACAGAGAACTACGAAACAGATACGGGCTACTGGCTTGTACCTATCACAATCGAAATTTTAAAGGAGTGACAAAACAATGACATTAGGATTAAGAGATTTGTACTATGCACTCTGCACAGAAACAGAGGCAGACGGTGGCGTAAAGGAAGAGTACGGCGCACCAAAGAAAATGGCTGATATTATGACAGCCGAGTTATCAGTATCCACAGCAGATGCAACATTATACGCAGATGATGTATTAAGCGAAAGTGCTACGGAATTTTCCAGCGGCAGCTTAAAGCTGGGCGTTAAAGACCTTACACCAGAAGTGCTTGCAGAGGTATTAGGGCAGCTTTTGGATAAAAACAAGGTGGTATGGGCTGGAAAGGACAATGAGCCGCCTTATATCGCTATCGGATTTAGAGCGCCGAAGAAAAACGGGAAGTTTAGATATGTATGGCTGCTCAAATGCAAGTTTAAAGTACCGTCTGAAAAGTACGAGACAAAGGGCGAAAGCATTACTTTCCAGACACCAGAGGTAGAGGCAATCTTTACCGTAAGAAAGAAAGACGGACTTTGGAAAGCAGACTTTGTGGGCTTGCCTACAGATACAGCAGCTGCAACATGGTTTACAGCAGTACCAGAGCCAGCAGAGGCACTGGAAACAGCATAAGCAAATAGGGAAAGGAGAAAGGCGTAGCAATGTGGCTGCGCCTTAAATTTTATTATGAGCGCTATACAGAGTGGAGCATACCCAGTAACACTGAACGGGAAAGAGTACGGGTTACTGTTTTCATTAAACGCATTAGATGCAATTCAGGACAAATTTGGCGGCTACGACAAGCTGCATGAGGTTTTTAATGCAAATAACCAGAACTGGATAAAAGACACAAAATGGCTGCTTACGCTGCTTATCAATGAGGCGAGATTAGCAGAGAACGAAGAGGCAGAGTTATTGACAGAGGAAAGGGTAGGCAGAATGGTACACGCTGGCAATTTGCAGGATATACAGACAGCCATTTACGCTGCTTTCTCTAAGGGTACAGCTGGCGACGGAGAGCAGGAAGAGAACAGCGACGAAGAGGCGACAGAGGGGGAAACACAAGCCGTGCAGGAAAGTTAGACACTGCACGGCTTTTATATATCGCAATGGTGCTTTTACAGTACAAGGAGCGTGAGGCGTGGCGTAAAACGCCATACCAGATACTGACACTGTTTAAATATCACAAAGAATATAATCCGCACATATTTAAACAGACGCAGCAGGCAGCAGCACCACGAGCGGCAGAGATAGAAGAACTAGACGACATAGACATAGCACTAGGGGGCTTTTAATTTATGGCTGATAAGACACAGAATATCAAAACCAGACTTAGCTTTGACGGCGAGGCGCAGTATAAGGCAGCCTGCAAGGAAATTAACAGCACCCTAAAGGTGCTTAATTCAGAAATGAAACTTGTAACTGCTGAATATAAGGACAATGCCGAGAGCGCAGATGCACTGCGGGCTAAGCAGGACGTATTACAAAAGACTTTCGACCAGCAGGCGAAAAAGGTAAAAGAAACCGAGGCGGCACTTGAAAAGTGCAGGAAAGCAACGGGAGAAAACAGCGAGGAAAGTAAGAAACTGGAAACCCAGCTTAATTACCAGAAAGCGGCGCTTGTAAAAACAGAGCAGGAGCTTAAGAAAACAGCGGACGAGCTGGAAAAGGCGCAAAAGGCAGCGGACGAGCTGGGGAATGAGATTGAAAACAGCGGAAACCAAGCCGAGAGCGCAGGCGGTAAGTTTTCTGGCTTAAGCGGTATTTTAGGCGGGCTGGGCGGCGCAATGTCTACGGGCATTGCCGCTGTAGGCACGGCAGCAGCTGCGATAGGTACAGCGGTGGTAGCAGGACTGGGCTACACAGTGAGCCAAGCCGACGCAGCAAAAGGCGCAATGA